GGTTCTTTTACACACGGGGGAAATTTGGAAAAAAGGGGATCCGGGGGAAAAAAATTGACCAAGAATCGGTGGAAATCAAAGATAAGAGCATCGTGTGAGGAACTGGGAACATACAGACCGAGCTTTGATGTGGTGATCGAGACACTGGCGGATATCCTGTGCCGAAGGGATGAAGCGCTGAAGCTGTACAAGCAGGAAGGCGGGCAGCCGGTGATCGAGTACACGAACAAGGGAGGGTCAACCAACCGTGTGCAGAACCCGCTCCTGAAACTGGCCAATGAATTGAACCGGGATGCATTGACATACTGGAAGGAGTTGGGACTGACTCCGGCCGGATTGAAGAGATTGAATGAAAAAGCCCTGGATCTGAAAGTGTCAAGTAAAAAGTCCTTCGCCGATGTGCTCGAAGGACTGGGGATATGATCGCGAGACACTATAAACAGATAGCAATCAAATACGCGGAGGACGTGATCCACGGGGCGGAAGTCCTGGGAAACGCAACAGACATCGAGATCAAAGGCACGGACCTTGTGATCAAGGGCACGGATTTCGTGCTCACCGGCGACGATATCGTGATCGCCGGGGATGATATTGTGAACGCGTGCAAGCGGTTTCTGGCGGATCTGAAACGTGACGACCTGGAGTACAGATCAAAAGATCCGGATGCGTGCATCACGCTGATGGAGGGACTGTTCGTTCACCGCAAAGGTGAAAAGCTGGACGGCACTCCGCTCCTAGGGAAGCCGTTAAGGCTGGAACCGTGGCAGGTATTCATTGTGTGCAATTTGCTCGGATTTTATATCAAGGGCACACAGGAGCGCAGGTTCAAAGAGGCGATGATCATGCTTGGCCGTAAGAACGGCAAGACCTCGTTCGTGGCTGCTCTATCCTTCGCCGTCAGCATCATGCAGAGACGGAGCGGATCCACGGTGTACGTGGTGGCAGCAGCGTTAAAGCAGTCGATGGAGTCGTACAAGTTCATCGACTTCTCCCTGACCTACAAGGGCATCAGGGATGAGTTCTCCATCAAGGATAACGCAATGGAGCACTCGATTCAGTATACGTTCGAGGCTAACGGTGTACCGGATGGATCGATCGACATACAGATCATGGCAAGCAATCCGGACGCGCAGGATTCATTTAACTGCAATTTCGCGATAGCGGACGAAATGGCCGCGTATAAAAAAGCATCACAATACAACCGCTTTAAAGAAGCGATGAAGGGCTACACAAACAAGCTGATGATCGGGATCACAACCGCCGGAGATAACGCGAACAGCTTTGGGTATCGCCGGATGGAATACGCCGCAAAGGTGGCAGCAGGCACGGTCAAGGATGATGAGATGTTCGCTTTTATCGCCCGCGCCGATGTGGACGATAAAGGGAATTGCGATTATACGAATCCGATCCAGCATCGGAAAGCAAATCCAAGCTACGGTGTGACGATCCGGCCAAAGGAAATCCTCAACGACGCTCTGCAGGCACAGAACGATCCACAGCAGCGAAAAGACTTCTTGAGCCGGTCGCTGAACATCTACACGACAGCACTCAAAGCCTGGTTCGACATCGAAGAGTTCCGGGCATCCGACCGGAAATACAACTGGACGTTGGAAGAGCTGGTCAAGTTGAAGATCGACTGGTTCGGCGGTGCCGATCTGTCGCGGGTATACGACCTCACGGCAGCAGCACTGGTGGGACGATACGAAGATGTGGACATCATCATCACGCACGCGTTCACGCCAATCGCACAGGCGGCCAAAAAGTCCGACGAAGACAATATCCCGCTGTTCGGGTGGGAGGAAGACGGGTGGCTCACGATGTGCAACAGCCCGACCGTCAATATTGGGGATATCGTCAATTGGTTTGTGAAGATGCGGAAGATGGGATTCCGGATCAAGGCAGTCGGACACGACCGGAAGTTTGCCGGAGAGGAATATTTCCCAGCGATGAAAAAGGCCGGGTTCAACGTGATCGATCAACCGCAGTATTTTTATTTAAAATCACAAGGTTTTAGGCATATAGAGACCGCAGCAAAGAACGGGACGCTCTACTATCTGCACTCGACCGCCTACGAATACTGCGTACAGAACGTGGCAGCAGTCGAGAAGACGGACGATGCTGTGCAATACGAGAAAGTATCGCCGGAGATGCGCATCGACCTGTTTGATGCGTCGGTGTTTGCGACAATCCAGATGGTCGCAAGGGAAGAAAAGGAAAAGAAAGGAAAAGAATGGTGGGGAGATGAGTAGGACCAAACAAAAGACAGAAAAGCGTTGCACCGGACAGGTCGCTTTCGTGGTTTCTGACGGCGATATTTGCGTGCCCGGATATACATCTCTCGACCGTAACCCGGAGATCCTGACAGCGTGCAGGCGTATCGCGGAGCTGATCGGATCCATGACCATCCATCTGATGGCCAATACGGAGAGGGGAGACGTCCGGGTCGTCAATGAGCTGTCGAGAGTGATTGACATAGATCCGATGCCAACGATGACAAGATCCATGTGGATGCAGTCGATCGTGATGACGATGCTGTTGTACGGACGGGGAAATGCGGTTGTTGTACCGCACACGCACCTCGGATACCTGGAGAGCCTGGAGCCGATCGCGGCAAGTCGTGTGCAGCTGCTCCCGGTGGGTGGATCCTATCGGGACTATCAGGTGTGGATCGACGGGGTGGCCAAGAAGCCCGGGAACCTGCTCCACTTCGTTTACAATCCGGACAAATACTACCTGTGGAAAGGTGCGGGAGTAACGGTCTCACTGCTGGATGTGGCGAACAATCTGAAACAGGCAGCAGCGACCAAGAAGGCCTTTATGGGGTCCGAATACAAGCCAAGCATCATCGTCAAAGTGGATGCACTGACGGAAGAGTTCTCCAGCCCTGCAGGACGGCAGAAGCTGATCGACTCTTATATAAAACCGCAGACACCGGGACAGCCGTGGATCATTCCGGCGGAACAGTTTAGCGTGGAGCAGGTCAAACCGCTCACACTGGCGGATCTTGCGATTAGCGATTCCGTGGAGATCGACAAGAGAACGGTCGCTGCAGTGCTGGGCGTGCCGGCATTTCTCCTGGGTGTTGGCGGATACGACAGAGCAGCGTGGAACAGTTTCGTCCAGAACACGATCCGGCCGATGGCGGTCAGTATCGCGCAGGAAATGACAAAGAAGCTGATCCTGTCGCCGAAGATGTACCTGCGGTTTAGTGTGCGGAGCCTGATGGACTTTGACCTCAACAGCTTGTACACAGTATATGGCGGATTGAGTGACAAGGGCATTGTCACCGGAAATGAAGTGAGGGACATCATGGGAATGCCTCCGAGGGAAGGACTGGATGAGCTTCGGATCTTGGAGAACTTCATCCCGGCAGATATGATCGGACAGCAAAGCAAGCTGATCCAGGAAGGAGAATAAAACAGGTATTAAAGCATTGTGCTTTTATACGGCATAACACGGGTTGCAAACCGTGAGGGAGCGTGATTCGCCTTCGCTCCCTTTTATTGTGCCAATATACCAAGGCGAAAGAAAGGCGAAGAAAATGGGAAAAGTTATTGATTTGACTGGGCAGAAGTATGGCAGGTTGTCTGTCATCAAAAGAGTTGAAAACTCTAAACATCACGCATCACAGTGGTTGTGCATTTGCGATTGTGGAAATGAGGTTGTTGTGAACAGCAATAACTTGAGAACTGGTCACTCCGTAAGCTGTGGATGTGCAAGAAAAGAATCAACAAGGGAATGGCTTGAAAGATACAACACAAAGCACGGAATGGCAAAATCTCGTCTGTATGTTGTTTGGAACGGAATGAAGGGAAGGACAACAAACCCAAACAACACAAGATATGCCGATTATGGTGGGCGCGGAATTAAAGTATGCAAAGAGTGGCTTGATTTTGCGACTTTTCAAAAATGGGCGATTGAAAACGGATACGATGAGCACGCGAAATATGGCGATTGTACTCTCGATCGAATAGATGTTAATGGAAATTATGAACCTACTAATTGCAGGTGGGTGAATCTTGTCGTGCAGGCGAGGAACAAAAGGAGGAAGCAGTAATGGAAAAGAGAAATATGCAAATGACGGAAGTAACCACACGCTCCGCAGAAGATGGCTCTCCGATTTTGGAGGGCTATTTTGTACGATATGACGATGTGTATCAGATCACGGAAGGTGCTACCGAGAGCATCGCGCCGGGTGCGTTCACAGAGTCAATCCATGGAGATGTGAGGGCTTTATATAACCACAATCAGGACATTGTTTTAGGGCGAACGAGTGCCGGTACTCTGAAACTCGAAGACAGGGAGCTTGGACTGTGGGGCAGTATCAAAATCAATCCGAAGGACACCCAAGCAATGGATGCATACGAGCGTATCGTGCGCGGTGATGTAAGCGGCTGCAGTTTCGGGTTCGACATCGAAAAGGAGAGCACAGAAGTTCGCGAGGATGGAAGTGTTCACTGGACGATTGAGAAAGTGAATCCGCTGTATGAAATTTCTGCAGTGACCTTTCCCGCATACGAGAAGACGAGCATCAGCGCAAGGGAGAGAGATCTGGAAGAGATCAAGAAAAGATCTTTGCAGGCTTGGAAAGAGACTGCACGGAAGAAACTGAAAGGAGAGTAAGAGATGGCACTCAAAGCAATCATGCTTCGCAAGAAGCTGAACGACGCACAGAAGGCTCTGGAAGCTCTGCGTGAGAAAGATGCGGAGTTTGAGAAGAGAGAGGCGGAACTGGAAAAATCCATCGAAGAGACCACAACGCAGGAAGAGCGTGACGCGGTAGACGGTGAGATCGAGAAGTTCGAAGCCGAGAAGAAAGAGCACGAAGAAGCAAAAGAGAAGCTCGAGGCAGAAGTCAGAGAGCTGGAGCAGTCGCTGGCTGACGAAGAGGCAGCACAGGACACACAGACGCCGGCGCCTGTTGCACCGGTAGAAGAGAAGAGAGAGGAGATCAAAGCAATGAGCAAGAGAGCAGCAATGTTTGGCAAGTCCCAGCAGGAGCGCGATGCATTCTTCGCACGCGAGGATGTTAAGAACTACTTGGGCGAAGTTCGCACCGCAATGAAAGAAAAAAGAGCACTGACCAACGTCGGCCTGACCATCCCGGAGGTATTCCTTGGGATCCTGCGGGAGAACGTGGAAAACTACTCCAAGCTGTATAAGCACGTAAACGTGAGACCGCTGAACGGTGACGGTCGTATGGTGATCCAGGGCACAGTTCCGGAAGCAGTATGGACGGAGTGCTGCGCAAACCTGAACGAATTGGATCTGGGCTTCAACGATGTGGAAGTCGGGTGCAACAAGGTCGGCGGATACTTCGCAATCTGCAACGCAGTTTTGGAGGATTCCGATGTGGATCTTGCTGCAGAGCTGATGACAGCACTGGGACAGTCCATCGGTCTGGCACTGGACAAGGCGATCCTGTTTGGTACTGGAAATCATATGCCTCTGGGTGTGATGACACGTCTGGCACAGACTTCCGAGCCTTCCGGATATCCGGCAACCGCTCGTCCGTGGGCTGACCTGCACACATCCAACATCAAGACGATCAACAACAGCGTGACAGGCGCAGATCTGTACAAGGCGATCATGATCAATGCGGCAGCGGCAAAGGGCAAATACAGCCGCGGCGAGAAGGTGTGGATCATGAACGAACTGACCTACAGCTGGATGGTAGCGCAGTCCATGAGCATCGACGCATCCGGTGCGATCGTAGCATCCGTCAATGGTCGTATGCCGGTAGTGGGCGGCATCATCGAGGTGCTGGACTTCGTTCCGAACTACGTGATCATCGGCGGATACTTCGATTTGTATCTGCTGGCAGAAAGAGGAGGCCAGAAGTTCGCACAGAGTGAGCATTATCGCTTCCTGGCAGATCAGACCGTATTCAAGGGTACGGCACGTTATGACGGCCAGCCGGCAATCGCAGAGGGCTTCGTGGCAATCGGTGTCAACGGAGCGACTCCGGACGCAACGATGAGCTTCGCAGGCGACACCGCGAACACCGTGCAGGGCGTACAGATCAGCAAGAGCACAGCATCCATCGCAGCAGGTGGAAATGTACAGCTGAAAGCAAAGACTTTCCCGGTAGACGGAGCGATCACATGGGCATCCTCTGATACTACTGCGGCGACCGTAGACGATAACGGAAAGGTAACAGGCGTGGCAGCAGGATCTGCGATCATCACCGCAACCAGCGGAGAGTATAGCGCGGCTTGCACCGTGACTGTGACAGCATAAGGAGGCATCAATGGAGCAGAACTTGGCAATGCTCAAGATCGACTTGGGCATCACAACAACCGCATACGATGACCGGCTGACGGCACTGCTGGAAGCAGCAGCCGGCCGGATCGCGGAAGAGGGTATCACCCTGGACGCAAGCAGGGCAGACGATAATGCTCTGCTGGTGATGTATGCGGGCTGGCTGTGGAGGAAACGAGACTCGATGGAGGGCATGCCAAGGATGCTCCGGTATGCTCTCAATAACAGACTATTCGCGGAGAAGATGCAATGAAGGACGATGTGATCACTCTGTACAAGGGAGTAAGGACACAGGATGAATATGGACGGTGGATTGAAGGCGAGCCGGAGCGCAGGGAAGTCTATGCGCGGGTGCTGTCGATATCACGGCGGGAGTTCTTTGAAGCAGGGCGGAACGGATTAAATCCGGAGTTCCGTTTCGACGTGTTCCAGGGAGACTACCAGGGCGAGACGGTCGTGGAGTATCACGAAGCAACCTACTCCGTCTACCGGACATACGAATCCGGCGACTATATGGAACTGTATGCAGAGAGGAAAGGCGGAACTGATGGCAAGAGGAACACCACATGACCAGCTGGCAAGCGCGATCACGAAAGCGCTGGAAGAGTATGCCGGAGAGGTCACAGCAGGGACCAAAGAAGCAGTGAAGGAAGTGACCAAGGCGGGGGCAAAGGCAGTCAAACAGGCCAGCAGAAAAGCGTTCGGCGGGACGGGAGAATATGCCAAGAGCTGGACGTATAAGGTGGAGACAGATCGGGTCGGTGCAACCGGCGTGATCTATTCAAAAAAGCCCGGACTGCCGCATCTGCTGGAGAACGGACACACGTTGCGGAACGGTGCCTTCTGGCCGGGGAAGTCGCACATCAAACCGGTAGAGGAACAGATCGAGAAGGACTTCGAGGAAGAGGTGGTGAAGAACATATGACAATCAAAGAGATCGCGGCAATGGTCGCAGGGATCGGTCTGCCGTATGCCTATCACCATTTCGATGAAGAAGAACAGAGAACACTGAAACCGCCGTACATACGGTGGTTTTTTAGTGGCATCGATGATCTGTATGCCGACAATATCAACTTTCAAAGGATCTCGGATCTGCGGATAGAACTGTATACGGATATCAAAGACTTCGACCGCGAGGAAGCGATCGAGAGCATTTTGGCAGCGAACGGATGGGCGTATGACAAGACGGAAACCTATCTGGAGTCGGAAATGCTCTACGTGACAGCCTACGCGGGCGACATCATCATAAGCAAGGAGGGATAAAGGAAATGAATACTAACAAGGTTAAGTATGGATTGACCAATGTCCATTATGCGGTCGCTACGATCAACGCATCGGACAATACTGCAACCTTCGGCACACCGAAGAGACTGCCGGGTGCGGTCAATCTGACAATGGACCACCAGGGCGAGGCTAATACATTTTACGCGGACAATATCGCATTCTTCACCCTGCAGGGCGATGCAGGATACTCCGGGAGTTTGGAGATCGCACAGATCACCGACGACTTCCGCAAGGACATTCTGGGCGAAGTTGAGGATGCGAACGGCTGCTTGACAGAGGTGGCCAATGCTCCGACGGTTCCGTTTGCACTGCTGTTTCAGTTCGACGGCGACAAGAAGAACACAAGACACGTGCTGTACAACTGTACTGCGTCCAAGCCGAGCATCGGCGGCGAGACCAACACGGAGACCATCACTCCGCAGACCGACACCCTGAACATGACAGCAGCGCCGATCCATATCAATGCTCTGAACGCTGACGTGTTCAAGAGCCGTGCACTTGCGGATGATGCGCCGTATGATACATGGTTTGCATCTGTCTACAAGGGCACCAAAGCAGCGGCCGGCATCTCTCTGGATGAATCCGAGCTGTCCTTGACTGCAGGCGGTGAAAGTGAAAAGCTGACCGCAAACGCAGTTCCGTACGGTTCGACGGTGACATGGAC